TTCTTTAAAACCATGAAGTGTTGGACCTGTATCAATTGTAATAGAAGTATTTGCTGTATTAGAAGTAACTGTAGAAGCTAATGCAATCACCGCTCCGTTTGCATCTGTATCAAAAGGAGTAATATCATGAAGACCTCCTTCAAAATAACAAATTAAAAATTTATCCGTCCCAAGAATTACATATCTGTTTCCAGATGTATCAACCAAAGCATGTTGTTTTCTAGCTACACCTACAATAGTATCTGGTATTAAAGATTGCCATCCTCCTACTTTTTCAGGAAGACCATATCTAAATCTTACATTATCTGAATCTACCCATCGACCTACTGCACCAACACGTGTGTCTTGTTTGTCAACTCCCGGTGCAAATTTAATTTGTTGAAGAGCCATTAATTAGCTCCTATGTATTATTTGATTTTTGAATCCAACCTTTACCTGCAATATTAGTATATATTAGAGTAACAGATTGATTGTTTGTTTGTAAATCTAAGTTAGCAGTAAGATTCTGATATTTTAAACCATTAAAATTAACAGCACATTTATTAGTTGCAAATCCATTTGCAGCTGATGCATCCATAATAGTTATTTCATCTCCTGCGACTGCGGTTGCAGGTAGTGTTATTGTTACCTGATTGTTTTGAGTATCTACAAAAATTTGATCTCCCGCAACAGCTGTGTATGCAGTTACAGTTGCAGAATCTATAGAAACATGTCCTTTTTTTAAAATTCCACCTAAAGTAGTTAAAGGAGTGGCTCCATTAGAAACTAATAACATAACAGCTTTTTGAGGAACAGGTACATTAGAAGCTGCTCCTGTAGTTAAAACTTCTAAAGTAAAAAGATCAGTAGCCGAAGCTCCTCTTGTAGTAGCGTCTTCAATTATGTAAACTCTTGTAGCTGTTCCACCTGTAGTAGAAGCAGGCATTGTTAAAGTTGTATTACCAGTTAAAGTACCAGTTAATTTTAAATATAAATGTTTACCATCCGCGGTCGACGATCCGTCAGCTAAACTTAATGTTTGACTAGTGCCTGTAATAGGTACTTCTAAAAAAGCAGTAGCTGCTTCTAAAACTTGTAAATTAGTATTATTAATTGTTCCCCATAGACCAGCTTTTTCACCGGTTGCTACAAGTTCTAATGATAAATCTGTTGAATAAGTTGATGCCATAATTTTAATAAGGAACTATTGGTTTCCAAACCATTGTTGCTCCTGGTATAATTTCATTCCACGTTATAATTCCAGTTTCATTTGTTCTTAATGTTAATGGAACTCCTGTAACATTTACTACTGCGTTACCGGTGATTACTATACCACTCGCAGTACGCAACGTCAATTGGTTTTGAAGCCCTGTTGGATTAATAACAGCGCTACCTGAAGCGGCAGCTGTGGCATCCATTGTACCTAAAGTTAATGGTACTTTAAGGTCAGTATCAGGGACAACTGCTGTACCTTCAATAGTAAAAGTACCTACTTGAGCTGTATTTAATGTTAAAGGATCTGGAGAAGCAACAACATTAATTACAGTTGTCTCTATTCCTACAGGTCCTATTCTTAAAGTTAAAGGTGCGCCAACTACATTAACAGTAGCATTCCCCAAAAATGGAGAACTTGCAAATGGTTGAGCTGAAAATGCGTCTTGTCCTAATAACATATATAATCCTTAAAAGGAGACAGTAGGGTATGTGGTGGATCTACTGCCTCCATTTAAGAATTATATCATCGTTTAAACCAAGATGGAAGACCTAAATGAGGGCGCTTATCAAACATATTATCTTTAGCTCCCGGCGTTTTACGATTATTATAATGAAGAAATACTTGTACGCATTCTTTACCTTTAAATTTTTCTCTCCAATGTTCTAGCTCACAGCCAGAATAAACTAACATATCTCCTGGTTTTAAATCTACTTTAATCCCCTTTGCTTGGCTAATAGTAGTTATTTTTTTACCATCAGGTATACCTACATTTTCATTAGGACTTAAATAGATAGGCCAATCATCCCCTCCAAGATTCATCGTAGTTGATATCTCACAACTAAATCTATCTTTGTGTCTTTTAAGTTCATCACCTTTTTTATATATTCTTGCATAAGTATAAGCTGGATATAGTTTTAAGCCTGTAGCTTTTTCCATACCTGGTTGACATTTAAGCATTAAAGTTTCCATAGCTATATTAGAATAGTGAGAATATGTGTTTGGTATTTGACCATCTGGTTCTTCATATTGTCCAAGTATATTTTCAAAGGGTGAAAAATATCTAGAAGCCTTGCAAGTATCATAAACTTGTTTTTGCATCATAAAATAATTTGCAACAAAAGCTGCTAGGTCTTTTGATATAGCTTGTTTAATAACTGTATATTTATTTTTTTTAAACATAATTAAAATTTAGAGTTATACGTTTTTGTTTGTCGGTACAAGTAGTTGCATAATGTTCCACATCACTATTAAATAAAACTATTGTGTTTTCTACAGCTTTAACTTTTTCTTTACCCAAACCTGTATATCCATTGTTAGTGTTAACATAATATAAAGCTACCTTACAATCAAAATCTTGATCATAGTGAGGAGCTGATTTTATAGAGGTAGGGGATATTAAAGTCAAATTAGCTTTAATTCTTATTAAAGAAATACTTTTTAATTTCTTTATAATAGGTTTTAATAAACTAAAATATTCTGAATGAATAGTATCATTTATATAAAAGGTATGGCAAAAATAAAAATCAAATTTATTATCCACATCCTTGACTGATCTTTTTTGAAAAAACCACGGAAAGTCACTACTTTCTAATATATTTTTTAAAGGAAGATAGTCCTCGGGTGATAAAAAATTATTTTTTACTTTAAACATCTTTAGCGTGTTCTTTCAATACAGCGGATACATTAAAATGAATAAATCTAAAAGGTTCTTTACCATGATCTACAGAAAATTCGTGTTCTAAGTACCCTGGAAAAAAAATTAGCAATCCAGGTTCAGGTTTAAAATTAATTAATTCTGTTCCAGGCCACACACCTTTTTGATCTTTCATATGTAATTTAGTTGCTCGAGCTCCGGTTCTTGGTTCGTGAAAAACAGGATAAGAAGTCTTGTCACTAGCTTTTAAAAAATAAAAACCATTAACGTGAGTGTTCCAATGTACGTGCGCTGAATGATTTCCTCCACCTTTTTTTGCAAATTCTTGTACCCACATTTGTTCAAAGAAAGTGGTATACTTATTCATATCAAATCCTGAATGATCTAAAAACTCCCAACACTTTTGACCAACATAATTTCTAAAATCCATAAATTGAGTATCGTTAAGTAATTGTGTTGAATGCCACGATCTTCCAAAATCTCCGTGCGCTTTAAGCCATTGTTTAGCTTCTTTATTTTTTTTAGCTTCTTTAATATATGAGTCCGACGCTTTGTTTAAAGATTTAACAAAGTCGGATTTTATTTCATTCCATATAGGTGTTACAAAATAATTATTTATATACATACTATTTAAATGGATATCCTAAATGCCATACGACAAGTGAATATCTAGTTCCTCTCGTTACTGGTTTGACTCTATGCCACAAGTGTGAAGGAAATACTACGATAGAGCCTTTAGGTAATATTTCAGGTACGTTTCTTATATGTTTACTTTCATCTCTCATATTAGGATCATAGTTTCTAAAATCAAATTCTAATTCACCACCAGTATATTCTGAGCCATCTGTTAATTGACAAGTCATAGACAGTTTTCTAACCAGTCCATTCTCTGCATCATTAGGATTTTTTCTTTTGTAAGGTTTATCCCAAGGATCTGTATGCCAATCATAATATTGATTTAATTTATATTTTGTAAACTGACAAGACTCTGATCGACTCCATTCAAAATTCCATTCAGCATTTTTATTTGCCATATGAACATAAGGATGTATTTCTTTATATATCCAAGTATCATTTAACCAGACTAAATCTGATTTTCTTTTTCTTTGTATATTTTTAACCTCTTCATTTGATAATTTTTTTTTATCAAATCCTCCAGTTCTAGCCATACTTTCTTCTTTAGATAAAGCATATTTAATTACTTCATCACAAAACTTAGGAGTCAAAACTCCACTAAAATACCAGAAATAATTAGATAAATTCATATGTAATAGTTTGTATAAAGTTTAAAGAATCTGTTTGATTGTTTGTTATGTAATACATCTGCGTAGATGGAAACATAACAAATGAATTATTTGTTAATGGTATATCCCAATTTCTTCCCGCTCTTCTGTTTTGATCATAGTGTATGCAAACACTACAATCTTTAACATTGACACCATAAAGAAATGTATAATCAGGAGAATTTCTTAAATCAACTGGATCAATATTTAATAAAGGAATAGATATTTCTTTGGGTTTATAAGCATTCCCCCACGTTTCTTTATTTACTAAAGTAAAATCGTGTTCTAGTTTTATATGCTCTCGCATATAAGTATTTAACATATCCCAGTTTCTTGAAAATGGAAATTTAGAATTTTTAATTTGTGATGATAAAATATCTTTTTGAAGTTTGTCTCGGTCTATCTCAAAACCTTTAGGCATATCTACAGTGCCATAATGTAAATCTATTTCAGATAATACTTTCTTGTGCATACCACATACCTTTTTAATTTATGCTTTGCTGTCTGTCAAGTCCCAAGATTGGCCAGCTTCATTCCAAACATAATACCAAGAATGTGTGCCACTTTCATTTTGTGAAGCTTGTTCTGCTGTTAAAGCTGGAGCATCACCTATTGGTGAATCCCAACTAGCAGTTGTAGTATTTTTTACCCAAGATGCAAAAGGTTTTTTAGGCCAAAAGATTTGATTATCTTCGTCCCATTCATAACCAATACCTGCGTAATTTCCTCTTAAGGCTTTTGAGTCATCACCAGATGAATGTTTATTAGCTGATGTATTATATGAAGTTTGAATCCACATTGGAGCAGGCCAATTATTATGTCTCTCTAAATATTGTTGTCCTACTTTTTCATCTTCAACGCCATCAGCATTTTTCATATCGTTGTTACCACAAGTTAATACTCCGATAACTTTTCCATTCATTCCTATTTTTGCAAAGTGTGCCATATGTTTCTCCTTATATATTAATTTTAAATTTGTGTAAATACATATTAATTTTGATATTTATATCTAATTACTACTATTCCAGAACCGCCAGATCCTCCAGCTACTGCACCTGGATAACCGGATCCACCTCCACCGCCACCACCTGTATTATCTGTTCCATTACCACCTGGTTCTGCACCAGCTCCACCACCACCTTTGCCACCACTTGCTGGAGTTACAGCTCCTGATCCTCCTGCACCACCGCCAGCGTAATATCTAAAAGAACCACAAGGAACACCATTAGCACCAAACCCTGTTGGTAATCCTGCTCCGTCTCCTCCTGCTTTAGCAGAACTACAAGCTCCAGTAGCTCCAGAACACATTGCACCTCCTCCACCACCACCTTGTCTATTAGGTGATGCGTATTGATATGGTCCTCCTGGATTACCTTGTGGGGGAGCTGTTGGTGGATCATTTCCATTTCCTCCAGCAACAGTGCAACCACCGGTTCCTGACATTCCACCACCACCTGAACCGCCCGGAAAACCTGTTCCAGCACATCTTGGATTATTATAACCACCTCTACCTCCACCAGTAGATGTTATTGATGCAAAAACTGAATCAACACCATTTGCTCCATTTCCATTTGGAGCGCAAGTAGCTGGAGGTGCTGGATGTCCTGCACCGCCACCACCTACTGTAATTGGATATCCTTGAACTGAAATTGACAAAGCACTTGGTGCGTTTAAAGGTTTACCTGGAAAAGTTAATGGAGCTAAACTAGGAGAAGCAAATCTTAATCCGCCTGCTCCACCTCCGCCTCCAGCATCCCCTAGTCCTTTTGCAGGTCCTGAACCTCCACCTCCAACTACTAGATATTCTACTGTATCTGAACCAGCAGGATTTCCTGCGACTGATACACAAAAAGTTCCTGGGCTATTGAATGTATGAATTCTATAATCTCCACAAGTAGTAATACAACCACCTGTTGCCGTTACATATAAAACTGTAGGGGCATCACTTTGATTTCCAGAGTCTGTTACAATCCATCCTTTTGTAGCATCTACATAAACTAAGGTAACTGCTACTCCATCTGTTGATATAGTTGAGTTAAAAGCTGTTCCTCCAATGTTAGAACCATTTCTTAATAATGTACAATTAGCTGTATTAAAATTTTTTGCATAGTCGGACACACCCACTACATCTCCTGCTGTAGGTGAAGCAGGTAAAGTTACTTGTACTGCTCCTGTTGTTGCGGTGTCTACAAAATATCCTGTGCCGGTAACGGCTGTAAAATCTACTGTTTTAGGTGTTGTATCCCAAGATACAACTCCTGTGCCACCAAAACCTGTTGCTGTACCATTGTTTGAAATCGTTACACCTGCAGGGATATTAAATGTATCTCCACTATCTCCTAATGTTGTAGTTCCACAAGCTGTTCTTGGACTAATTTTATTTACTTTAACTTCACTCATAATTTTTCCTATTGAAATTTATACCTTATTATTACTATACCTGATCCACCGCCACCACCTAATTTATATGTACCACTTGGACTTGAAGAACCACCTCCGCCTCCACCACCTAAACCAGCTGTTCCGGCTGTTGCAGGAGTTGGACCACAGTTTCCTGTTCCAGTTCCACCGCCACCTGTTCCACCTGGAATTTGATTTGTACCAGAACTTCCTCCACCTCCACCTCCAGCGTAAGCCGTTGGTGATGCTGAAATTTCTGTTGTAACTCCAGCTCCTCCTACTATTCCTATTGTAGTAGCGTCGGGTGCATCTCCTCCAGCAGCGCCTGCTCCACCACCTGCAGCTCCGTATCCAGCTGTACCGCCGGGATTTCCTTGAGAAGGAGTTGTTGAAGGGTCATTTCCTGTACCATCTAAATCTCCTCTTTGAGGAGAAGAATTTGTTCCACCACCGCCTGAACCACCGGGTGTGCCTGCTCTTCCTCCTACTGGACCTGATGGACTTCCTGGACCAGCACTATCTCTTGATCCGCCGCCACCACCGCCAGCAGCTACTATCGTATCAAAAATTGAAGGAGTTCCAGTTCCACCTGCATTAGCATCACAAGGTGATGCAGCTCCTCCACCACCTGCTTGAATTGGATATCCTTGAACTGAAACTGTAATTCTATTTGCGGGAGTTGAGTAACCACATAAAGGACTTGCTGTATAACCTGTTGCTTGTGG